ATCTGGTTCAGCAGGCTTAGTTGATGGAACCTATTTAGGTGTTGTCATCCCACTAGCTTCTGGTTCTGATGCTAGACACAGTAATAGACAGACTGCTTTTGAAGATGGCAATACTAGAAATAACCCAGCAACCGGTATGGTATTTGGTCAAGACTTGGGTGGTGCAGCCGCTTCAGGTTCATACACATACGCTGGCATGAAGCCATTGTTCAAATTCCACGCTCTAGATCATGCCGAATGGGCACAGAACAATCTTAAGATTTCAATTGCAAATATTAACTACTCACAGGATCAATTTAATAAATTTGGTACTTTTGATGTCCTAGTTCGTCGTGCTAGTGATACAGATGCAGCACCAGTTGTTGTTGAAAGATTCAGCAATTGTAATCTGGACGCTAATTCATTGGATTATGTCGCTAGAAAAATTGGTGATTCATTCGTTCAATTTGATACAACAACAAGAAGGCTGGAAACAAGAGGTGAATACTTAAACAACTCACTATACATTAGAGTTGAGATGGAAGCTGATGATTATGACTCTCAGTTACTACCATATGGTTACTATGGTCCTCTAAAGTACAAAGACTTCCAAATTGATAGAGGGACTAACGTTTCACAAGTCAACTTCGGTACCGGTGTCATTGGATTGGGCGCAAAGAACATTTTAAATTCATCTATTCAGAATTCTGATCAAGTTTTAATTCTAACAGGTTCAGGGCTAGGACCAAATGGGCCGACAATTGATTTTGTTTACCCTTCACACGAATTGAGAATCTCTGGTAATCAAGACGGCCTAGCTGACCAGACTGACGCCTATTGGGGTGTTTGGACTGGTATTACAAAAACTAGTAATAAATTCAATCGTGATTTCGCTGATTTGAATAGAAACAGAACTGATTTAATCACTGCCCCCTTAACTGATACAGCATACAGTGAATATCAATATATTTTCACCTTAGACGAGATTGTATCAGGTTCAACAACTGGTCTTCTAACATGGGTTTCTGGCTCAAGAGTAGATGGCGATGCCATCTCTGCTCAAGCTGGCTTTACCTACAAGAATGTTCTTGATAAGGGTGCTGATCGCTTTACAATGCCCATGTACGGTGGCTCTGATGGTCTCGATATTACAGAGAAAAACCCCTTCAGAAATACTTTGTTGGATGGTCAGACAGAAATAAGTAACTATGCTTACAACACTGTGAAAGAATCAATTGATATCATTAGAGACCCTGAGTTTGTTCCTTACAACTTAGTATCAATTCCTGGTATCACCAACGAGCAGCTAACTACACACCTCATCAACACCGCTGAAGCAAGAGCGGACGCTCTGGCGGTTATCGATCTAAAGGGTGACTTCCAACCATCACACGAAGATGATAACGGAAAAGTATATCCAAACCTAAGTGAAACAATCACCAACTTAAAAGATCGTCAGATTAATTCAAGCTACGGTTGTGCTTATTACCCCTTCGTTCAGATTAGAGACACCTTACAGGGCCAGTTGGTATATATGCCCTCCTCTGTAACTGCAATTGGTGCTATGTCCTACACGGATAGGGTTAGAGCACCATGGTTTGCGCCAGCAGGATTCAACCGTGGTGGTCTTTCAACAGGCATTGCGGGAATCCCAGTGGTTAATGTAACTCAGAAGCTTACAGCCCAAGATAGAAACAAATTATATGATGCAAATATTAACCCAATTGCTTCATTCCCAAATGAGGGTATTGTAATCTTTGGTCAAAAGACTCTACAGGTTACAAGAAGCGCATTAGATAGAATTAATGTTCGCAGATTAATGATCTTTATTAAAAAAGGTATTTCTAACATTGCTTCAGGTATATTGTTTGAACCAAATGTTCGTGCTACATGGGCAAGGTTTATTGGCCAAGCGAACCCATTCTTAGCTGATGTGCAAGCAAGGTTTGGCTTAGACGAATATAAGCTCGTACTTGATGAAACAACTACAACGCCAGACCTTGTTGACAGAAACATTTTATACGCCAAGGTTTATTTAAAGCCCACAAGAACAATTGAGTTTGTTGCTGTTGATTTCATTATTACTAATACTGGCGCATCTTTTGAGGATTAAACTAATTAATAGGATACAGGAGAACAACAATGGCCATAAATAAGTCAACACCAATTCCACCATGGGCATCAGTAAAAATTGAGCCGAAAAGAGCATTTAAATTTGTGCTAACCCTTGGTGAAATTCCAGCCTGGGTTGTAACTGACGCAACCAGACCAAGCCCAAAGTTTCAAGGTGGGGCAACTCATGATTTTTTAGGTCATCAATTTAAGTTTCCTGGCAAGGTTCAGTGGAATGATGTGGCTGTTACGCTTGTTGAGCCAATTGACCCTGACGTTTCAGGCTTGGTTTTACAGTCGATTAAAAAGGCTGGTTATAACCCACCATCAACTTGGACTGCCGATAACGAAGGGTGGAGAACAACTTTATCAAAAGAGAACTTTGTTAATGGAAACTTGGGTAATATTGCAATTAAGGTTTTAGACTCAAACGGCAATGTTGTTGAAAAGTGGACTTTGTACAACCCCTTTATTAATTCAGTTTCTTACTCCAAATTGGCATATACTCAAAATGGGATTAACACAATTGGCCTTGGATTCTCTTACGATTATGCAGACGTTGAAATTTTTGAGGTTGACCAAAATACAACTTTAGCATAGTTATTTAGATGTCAGAACTAATTGAACAATCTATTTATCAGCAGAGCCTACAAAGTGGTTTTCGTTTTCTTTTGCGAATTCAAGATGTTCCATTTGCTCTTGTTTCAGATGTAGGCAGGCCAAGCCCGGTATTCGATAATCCAAGACAATATCAACTTTTAAATTGGAAATTTAAATTTCCAGGTGGAATTGTTACTTGGCAAGATATTTCTTTTACGATTAGAGAGACATTTGATAATGGAATAGTTGATTCTATTTCAGGAATAATGCTTGACAAATATAAAAAATTGAGTTATGATAATCCTAATCAAGTTTCTGCCACAAACTTGAAAAACATGAGTAAGTCATCCTTAATGCAATCCCTTGGAGATGTTATAATACAGTTAATCAATCCAGAAGGCAATGTCTATGAGCAGTGGACTTTATATGGGGCGTTTGTTTCGGGCATAACCTTTAGCAAACTTTCCTACACAAGTTCTGGTCTTATTGGAACAACTATGAAGATTAGCTATGATTGGGCAGCCTTAACTTATGCAAACGAGAACGGCTTTGAAAAAACTTATTAATTAAGAGGTTAGAATGAAAAAATTTAATATGGAAGACAGTCCGACTTCCAATGAATATAATGGTTTGTCACATTATGTTGATTTGCCAACAGGTGGAATATATTATCCAGAAGGGCACCCACTCCACAATGTTGCACAACTAGAAGTTAAAATGATGACAACAAAAGAAGAGGATATTTTAACAAATCAATCTTATGTTGAAAATGGTGTTGCTGTTGACAAATTACTTGAAAGTATTATTTTGGTTAAAATCAGTCCAAAGGATATACACGAGACCGATAAAATGGCTGTATTATTATCTGCAAGAATAGAAGCTTATGGTCCTGAGTACGAAGTCGTTTCTATTTGCCCACATTGTTCTGAAGAACAGGAAGATACAATTAACTTAAGTGATGTCTTAACAAATGTAGTTGAAAGTGAATTTGAGAAGACTGACGCAGGAACAACAATAATCGAACTTCCAAAATCAAAAAAAGTTATTGAATTTAAAATTTTACTACCAAAAGACTTGGAGTCTATTAGTAAGTCTGTTGATAAGATGAAAAAGCTTAATATCAATACAAGTTTTAATATTGAGTTTTTTAAGAGAATTATTGTATCTATGGATGGCTCAGAGGATAAAGTTCAAATATCAGAATTTGTGCAGAACATTCGTATTATGGATTCAAGAGCCTTAACAAAGGCTTATAATAGTTCGTTACCTTCAATTAGTACAGAAAGAGAAACAGTCTGTCAAGCTTGTAATAAGGAAAGCAAGGGGGTTTTGCCCATCCAGGCAAACTTTTTTTTTCCTGAACTCTAATTATCTGGAGATGATTTACTCCAATATCATATCTTTGATTTCGTCTGGTGGGTGGTCTTATAAGGACATTTATACTCTTCCTGTGTCAAAAAGAGATTGGATATTTGGCAAGTTTGTTGAATTAAACACTCCGAAAGAGGAAAATGAATAATGGCATCCCAAAATGATCCAGACCCTAAAACTAATTCTAAAACTAATTCTATAAAGAATTTTGGCAAAGCTCTTAAAGAAGCTTTACCAGCCACTATTAAGTTTA